ATAATTTGGTGTCAGTACCTTTCACCGTTCTATGGTGCCAAAAGTTTGGAAGCAACAAGTAAAAGTGATGCTAATGATTATAAAAGTACACAACACAGTTACGGTTTTTGGGCAGTACCACCAGACATAGACACAGAAGTAATGGTTATTTTTGCCAAAGGTGAAGCCAATAGAAGAAATGCATTTTGGATTGGGTGCATTCAGCAACCATTAACGAATCATCAAGTACCAGGTTATGCCGCATCAAGTAACAATATCGATGACCAATCATCTGGTAGGGAAAAGGGGGCACAGTCCGCGGCCACCGGTAAAAGAACAAACTATGACACAAACTTTTTACCTGTAGGTGAAAAAAACAGAGCAATGATTGAAAATGCTCAAACAGCAAGTTTTGCCAACAGTATTAGATATCCTATAAATGATATACTTGCAGAGCAGTTAGTAGAGCAAGGATTAATCAAAGATGATATACGGGGAACAACCAGCAGTTCTGCACGTAGAGAATCACCAAGTCAAGTTTTTGGCATCAGCACACCAGGTAGAATAAGAGCAGACTCTAGAACACGTAATATCGGAGTTGAAGGAGCACCTATAAAACCAGACAGAATGCCCGGACACAGTTTTGTAATGGATGATGGAGATGTTAATAGTAACAATCAATTGACAAGATTAAGAACAGCATCAGGTCACCAATTATTAATGCATGACACACACGGAGTTGTTTACATAGCAAACGGATCAGGAAATAGTTGGCTTGAAATGTCACCTGATGGAAAAATTTTAATTTATGCTCAAGATGGATTTAATCTTAGATCAGATGGAAACTTTGATCTTCACTCAGGCGGAGACATAAACTTCCATGCCAAAAATAGCATTAAGTTTCACGCAGAAGTTGATTTAATTAACAGTGCCAATTACATAATAAACAGAGGAGTAAATGGAATTGCCAATGCGGCTCCTAAGGGTGGTATAAGCAGTTGGGCAGGTATGGGTGGAATTTCGTCATTTGGAGCAACAGGACAAAATCATGGCGCTGGTGGACAAATTCATTTAGCAGGAGCAGAAGTACACTTTAATTCAACAAGTGCAACTCCAGATTGGGGACCAAACTGGTTGAAAGATCTATCAGCCACTGGCATAGTTGAAGATAATTCGCAGAATGATGTTAACATTTATAACGTAGATGATGAAAAAATAACAGTAGGTACAAACTCAATCTTAAAAGCAAATACTAAGAAAACAAAAACAACTGTACCAAATCTTGTTACACATGAACCATTTACAAGAGCACCATCTGGTATAACTGAAAATATTTCCGAATGGCAAAATCCTAAAGAATGGAAAAAATTATCAGAAACGCCAGGCACATTAGAATATTACGCACAACAAAACAGAAAATCACCTATTGAGTATATTAAACAGTTACAATTTTTAACAGATTCTAAAAAATTTCTTGCAGACAAAGGTGGTAAGCCACCTCCAGGTCATCCAGAATATAATAAGACTGCAGGAACTATAGGTAATATTAATCTTACTAAAGCAAAAGAATTGTCTGACGCATTTACTAAAAATTACAACAAAGTGTACAACGTTAAATCTGTAGTTGAAAATTTATCAAGAGATAACATTAAAAATTTATTAATAACAAAAGTTACTGCTGGAAGAGTAACAAGTATTGCAAGTATTGCCTCTACTGCAAAAGGTTTTCTTTTAGGAAAATCATCAGCAAGTAATGTACCACCGTCAATGAGAGGCACTTTACGAGGAAATATTATGCAAGTAGGAGCGAGAATTAAATCAGGAATATCTAAGGTATTCAGTAGTTTTTTTAGTAAAAAATAAATATACTTATTATGGCATACGAACCAGAGACAATACAAAATTTAGGTAACTCATCAGTTACATTCAAAGGATTTTCATCAAGAGCCGAAAGGCAGAACTTTAAGGTTTATGATTTTGAGTGTGCTAAACAGGATCTCATAAACCGTTTGTCGGTACGGAAGGGCGAAAGAGTTGAAAATCCTGAGTTTGGCACAATAATATATGATGCACTGTTCGAACCTCTTACAGAGGCATTAAAAAATCAAATAACTGAGGATATTACGAAAAATTTGAATGCAGATCCTCGTATTGCTACTGAAGAAATCTTAGTGCAAGAAGCAGAGCACGGTATAGCCATACAGGCTACAATTACGTATGTGCCATTGAATATTACGGAAAAATTACGTTTCTCTTTTGATGAAAACGCATTACTTCGCCTATCTTAATATACGCATATAATTAATACTATAAATATTGTTATTAAAGTATTATGGCCACAACAGATAGACAAAACAGATTACTAGTAGCCGAGGATTGGCGTAAGATTTATCAATCATTCCAACAGGCAGATTTCAAATCCTACGATTTTGAAACACTTCGTAGAACAATGGTGGCTTACCTTAAAGAAAATTACCCAGATGATTTTAATGACTTTGTAGAAAGTTCAGAATATATTGCACTTATTGATTTAATTGCCTATATTGCTCAAGCACTTTCATTCAGAGTAGATTTAAATGCTAGAGAAAACTTCCTACAAACAGCAGAAAGAAGAAATTCAGTTTTAAGATTAGCAAGATTAATTAATTACAATGCACACAGAAACAGACCTGCAACTGGACTTTTAAAAATTGATGCAATATCTACAACACAAGATGTAAACGATAGTTCAGGAACAAATTTAGCCAACACAAATATAATATGGAACGATTCTTCTAACTCAAATTATAGAGAACAATTTACAGCAATTTTAAATGCGGCAAATGAATCAGGACAACTATTTGGTGATCCAAGAGAAAAAAATTCAATTGGCGGAATAGATACAGAAGTATATACAATATCTTCAAATCAAACAGACTTGCCAATATTTCAGTTTAACTCATCAATTGGTGGAATAGCAAGATCGTTTGAAATAGTGCCAAGTACTATAGAAGGTTCAGAATCCATACACGAATCAACACCAATAAACGGAACAGGAATTACGTATTGTTATAGAAGTGATGGAGCAGGAGACAATTCAAATAATACAGGATTTTTCTTTTTGTTTAAACAAGGAACAATGCAACAAAATGATTTTAATGTTCTTTCAGCAACTACAAATTATGTTAAACCAATAAATGCATCAAACATAAACGACACTGACTTATGGTTGTTTAAATTAGATCAGTTTGGCCAGATAGCAGAGGAATGGAAAAGTGTTCCTTCACTAGCAGGAAATAATGCAATTTATAATAGTTTGTCAAAAGACGAAAGAAACATTTATAATGTTATTACAAAAAACAACGACCAGGTAGATTTAGTTTTTGGAGATGGAACTTTTAGTAATTTACCTTTAGGTAGTTTTAGAGCATATTACAGAGTAAGTGATAATGCCAAATATGCTATTCAACCTAGCGATATGCAAAATGTTCAAATTAACATTCCTTATGTTGATGTTAACGGTGGTCAACAAACACTAGTAGTTAATATGAGTCTTAAAGCATCTGTTTATAATGCGGCGGCAACTGAATCAAATTCTTCAATTAGAGAAAAAGCACCTCAAGTTTATTATTCACAAAACAGAATGATAACAGCAGAAGATTATCAAGTTGTACCTTTATCAGCATCACAAGAAATTGTTAAAGTAAGATCAGTGAATAGAGCGGCGTCAGGAATATCTAGAGCAAAAGAAATTTTAGATCCAACAGGAGCATATTCTAATATTTCAGTATTTGCCGATGACGGAATATTATATAGAGAAGAATCAACGCAACAATTTACATTTACTTTTAGTAATAGAAACGAAATTCAAAACATACTTGATTTAAAAATGGAAGGAAAATTAAAAGAGTCTTATGCAAGACAATTTTATTATCAAAAATATGGTACAAAAGATTTAAGTTCGTTGAGTGCAACATGGAATTCAACAACAACAACAACAAATACAAATACAGGTTACTTTACTGCTGGTGGCCCGTTATTAACAGGCGAGTTTGCAACATCAAACTTAAAATTTGCCAAACCAGGAGCATTAATAAAATTTACTTCTTCGGATACAAGAGAATTTTTAAACAATACTTTAGTAACAGCAGGAACTGATAATGCTGAAGATAGGATGTGGACGAAAGTTGGTGCAGTAGTAGGCGATGGTGCAAATGCTGGTGTAGGAAATTTAGAAACCGGAGTAGGACCAGTAACATTATCAAATATAATTCCAGATGGGTCTGTAATTAATGCAGTAATTCCTAACTTTACTTTAAATTTTAGTACAGAGTTAGATACAGATATCAAAGATAGAGTAGAAGGTTACGAAGAATTTGGAGTTAGATACGACGAAACGTCAGAAACTTGGAAAGTAATAACATCTGCAAATGTAAGTGTAAGTTCAGTGTTTAGTTTAAACAATGCTGGCGATACTACAAGTACAAACTTAGATGCTAGTTGGTGGTTTAAATTTACAAATGACGGCAACACGTACACAGTTACATATAGAAAATTAGATTATATTTTTGAATCAGACGCACAAAATAAATTTCATTATGATTCGCAAGAAAAAATTTACGATTATAAAACAGGAAAAACTGTAAAAGATACTGTAAAAATACTTAAAACAAATAGTCTTGTATCTACAGGTAGTAGTATTGGTTATCCTATTATTTGGCAAGTTGTTGATACTGTAACAGAAGCAGACGGATTTAAAGACAACAGAAAAGTTAAAGTTGGCTTTCATGATGATGATGATGACAATGTTGTAGATAATCCAGAATTATTTGACATATATGTTGAACCAACGCTGGTAGAATCATCAAAATTTGTTTTCTTTGAAAAATATATATCATATGATAATATTGAAAGATACAAACCGTATGCGGCAACAAATTTTGTTGTAACACAAAACGAAATAGATATTAATTTAAACGCAACGACTTACACAGACGGCCAATTGTTTTACTTTTATGACAGTTCAGAAGATGTTGTTAAAAAATATAGTTCAACTACAAACACTTTAAGCACAACAACAGACTATCAAGCAAGACGTGGAAGAAGTTCAATAGCATTTCAATACAAACATAATGCTGGACAAGAAACAAGAATTGATCCAAGTGTATCAAATATTATTGATGTATATTTGTTAGAAAGAACATATGACAATTTATATAGAATATGGTTGCAAGATGGTGGAGAAAAACCAACAACGTCAACTAGTGATCAATTAAGAATAAGTTATGCTGGAATTTTAAATCCTTTAAAAGCATTAAGTGACCAAGTAATTTATCATCCAGTAAAATATAAAATTTTATTTGGTACAAATGCCGAAGAACAATTACAAGCAACGTTTAAAGTTGTTAAAAATCCTAATGTAAAAACAACAGATGCAGTTATAAAAACAAAAGTAATTCAAGCAGTAAATGATTTTTTTGCATTAGATAATTGGGATTTTGGAGACAGTTTTTATTTTACAGAGTTAGCCGCTTTTGTACACAACCAACTAGCACCGGATTTATTGACAGTTGTTATTGTACCAAATCAGTCAGGACAAGTTTTTGGGTCTTTGTTCCAGATCGATTCAGCGGCAGACGAAATATTCATTAGTGGGGCCACTGTTAATGATGTATCAATTATATCAGCATTAGGTGCCAACCAATTGGCGGCATCTGGTACTGTTGTTACAAGTACATCAACCGCTTCAACGAACACAACAACAGGTTCAGCAGTGTCAGGTTCTACTACATCAGGTTCCGGTTCAAGTACCGGCAGTAGTGGGGCAGGATACTAATGGCAGATAAACCAGTAAATTCATTAACAAATCAGGAAGTTGTAAAACAAGGCAATAACGAACTTCGTAGAACTGTTCAGCATTTACCTGCTTTTTATAGAACAGATACAAACGAAAGATTTTTATCTAGCACACTTGATCCGTTAGTACAAAAAGGTTCATTAGAAAGATTAGATGGATACATTGGAAGACAAGATGCTTATACAAGAAAAATTACAGACAGATATATTGATGCTACTAGCAGAGATAGATTTGCTTATCAGTTAGAACCAACTGTAACTTACACAGACAAAGATACAACTAGTACTAATCCAGAAGACCAAGTTAAATTTACAGGAACATATGACGATTACATTAATCAAGTAAAATATTTTGGTGGTAAAGTTGATAACCATGATAGATTAAACAAAGAAAAAATTTATAGTTGGAATCCAGCAATTGATTATGACAAGTTAATCAATTATAGAGAATACTATTGGATGCCGATTGGACCAAACGCAATAGAAATTGACGGAGTAGGTACAGGCGCAGTAGCAGAATATAACGTTGAAGCATGGCCAGATGATGGCAGTTCCACAAGATCATATAATTTCCCTCACAGAGAAAATGAGAGAAATCCAATGTTAACACTTTATAGAGGTAACACTTACAAGTTTAATATGAAAGCTGAAGGACATCCATTCTGGATAATGACTGAACCATATAAAGATCAAGTAGCGGCAGACGGATCAACATCTACTTTATACACAACAGGTGTAACAAACAACGGCGTTGATAAAAATACAGTTACATTTACAGTACCAACAGGTGCACCAGATACACTATATTATCAGTGCGGAAACCATGACGATATGTATGGTATATTACAAATTAAAACTGTCGATTCAATAGCAAAGATTAATCCTGAAAACGATATTATTGGAGTTAAAAATTATTCTTTACGAACATTAGATCTTTCAAATGGAATGAAAGTAAAATTTACAAATTCTAAAGTTGCAACAGCATACCAAGATAAAGAATATTATGTTGAAGGAGTTGGAGATTCAATTACGTTAACAGATGTAAGTAATTTAATTACGCCTTCTAGTTATGCAACAGAAACAACAATTCTATATGATAGTGTTTCGTACGATACTAGACCTTATGCAAAAGCATTTTATAGACCAGAGACTAAAGATTACATAACAATTAAAAGAGATAGTTTAGATCAAAACTCTTGGTCCAGATACAATAGATGGTTTCATAAATCAGTTTGTGAAAGAACAGCCGAGGTTTTAGGATACACGCCAACGTTAGACGAAGATGATAGAGCAAAAAGACCTATTATAGAATTTGATTCTGGACTAGCACTTTATAATCACGGAACAGTAGCAAAAGCATCAGTAACTTTATTTGATGAAGTTACTACAGATGCATTTAGTAATGTAGTGAATCAACCTGGTTATATTGTTGACGGTGTACCGCTTGAAGATGGAATGCGTGTAATATTTTCATCAGATACTGACAAAATTGTAAAAAATAAAATTTATACAGTTAATTTTGTAACAGCAAGTGATAGTACTCAAGTAATTGCTCTTACAGAAGCCACAGATGCAACGCCACTAAATGACGAAAGTATATTTGTAGAATTAGGAACAAACAATCAAGGTAATACTTATTATTATAATAAAGCAAGTACACAATGGAAATTAGCACAGGCAAAAACTGGTATAAATCAGCAACCATTGTTTGGTATGTATGACGAGACACATACATCTTTCGATGACTCAACAACATATCCAAACTCATCTTTCACCGGTGCAAAAGTCTTTGCGTATGCAACGTCAGACACAGCAACTACGGACACAGTATTAGGGATCAAAGTAAAATACAACACCATAAACAATGTTGGAGACATAGTGTTTGACTCTGATCACACATCAGGCACGTTCACATACAAATCTGGCACAACAACTGTAACTGAAAATCTGGCAGGAGGACACCTTCACTATACAACAGGGAGAACCACGCACAACTCTAGGAGTGCCTGGATAGCAAGAACAAATGAGAGCAAACAGAGAGTTATACGTACATTTATTGTAGACAAGACAGAAAAAAGATTATTTCCAATTGACTTTTTTAAAGATTCGGCATCATTAACAGATCTTGAAATTAATGTCAAAGTAAATGGCATAAGAAAAACAATTACAACAGATTACACTATTGTTGATGGAACAACAAACAAATATGTTTTCTTTAATAAAGATTTAATAGCAGATGATCAAATTACAATTGCAGGGTGGAGTTCTGCAGATAAAGTTGCTGACAAAGGAATTTACGAATTACCGCAAAACTTATCTATAAATGGATTGAATGCTCAACTAGGAACTTTTACATTTGGTCAAGTTTTAGGCCATGTACAAGATATCTTAGACAGGGATCAAGAAGTAACAGGAGCCATTCCTGGAACGAGTAACTTACGAGACAAACCAGATGCAAGATTAAAAGGTGGTACAATTCAACAACACGAAGGATCATTAGTTCCTGCTGTATTTGGATTAATTGATCAAAATACAAACTTAATGACAGCAACTGATTATGTAAACAGAGAATATGAAAAATGGTATAATTCATTTTTAACATATGCAACAGGTACAGTATATGAAGGTGTAGCAAGAGACAGAGTTGATGAAATTATATCAGGAATAGGTAGTGGACGTAGTAATACATTTCCGTTCTTTTACGAGGACATGGTAGGATGGGGAGAAAATGTTTCTGCAAGATCCCACACAGTTAGAGATGCAGACGAAAAAGAGTATGCATTAGATTCTCAACATAGTATAACAACTATAAGCAATAGAGCAGTGTACGTATATCTAAATGATGTGCAATTAATTTTAGGTACAGACTACACATTTAGTACAGCAGACGATAGTATTAATATATCAAAAACACTTGCTGAAGGAGACAAGATAATAGTTAAGGATTATCCTGACACAACTGGAAGTTATATTCCACCTACTCCTACTAAACTTGGATTGTATCCAAAGTTTAAACCAGAAGTAATATCAGATGACACCTATATCACAACAACTTCTGTAATTAGGAAACATGATGGATCATTTATTAAAGCATACGGAGACGAACGAGATGATTTAATATTAGAATTAGAAAAAAGAATTTACAACAACTGTAAAACCGCATTTGATGCCACACTGATAGACATTCATGATGTAGATCCGTCAGCATTTACTAGTACAGATTATCTCAGAACAGAAATAGCAGACATTATGGGCTCTGATTTTTATCAATGGGCAGGTAGAAATAACGTACAATACATTAATAATACAACATTTTCAGAAGGTTCTCCTTTTACATACAACTATTCAAGAAGTACAGATAGATTAAAAAATGAGAAGTTACCTGGTTATTGGAGAGGTATCTACAAATATTTTTATGACACAGATTCCCCCCACACAAGACCATGGGAGATGTTAGGTCATAGTGAGAAACCGAGCAATTGGGAAACGACATACGGATCAGCACCTTATACATCAGGTAATGATGTGTTATGGAATGCTATTGCAACAACAAAAGGAAGATATGGTAAATCAGAAATTAAATCATACCTACCTGTTGACGCATCAGGAAATTTATTAGATCCAATAGCCGCAGGGTTGGTTAACAATTTTGAAATGCAAGGACGTACAAATACTTGGAAGTTTGGAGATCAATCACCAGCAGAAACGGCCTGGAGAAAATCAAGTGCGTATCCATTTGCAGTAATAAAAACATTGGCCTTAACAAGGCCTGGTAAATTGTTCAATAATCATTTTGACACTTCTAGGTTAACAACAAATGTAGCAGGAAATCAAATATCTTCAGTTACAAATGTAAGAAATGTTTTTGCTACTGCCAAATATCATTTAGAAACAGAAACAAATAATAACACTGGTGTTGTTACTAGATATATGACAGCAGGGTATCAACCTTTTGTTATAAACTATCTTATATCACGTAGTTTAGATTCTCATACTTTTTATTATAAAAAGTTAAAAAATCTTTCCGTACAACTTTCTTATAAGTTAGGTGGATTTACAGATAAAGAAAATATAAAAGTTTTAACAGATTCTGTATCTCCAGGATCAACTTCAGGATCAAAATTTTTACCAGATGAAAACTATAAAATAATATTTAGAACATCAAATCCTGTAGAAAGTTTATATTATTCAGGCGTCTTGATTGAAAAAAATACAGATATTGGTGTAGACGGATCAACATTGTTAGGTGGTTATAAGATATTAGGTTACAATACAGTAAAACCTTATTTTAATTTCCATTACCCAATGAAAACTGTTCAATCAGGAAAAGCATCAGTTTCAGGAGTAGAAGTAAAAAGATATTCACAATTTCAAACGACTGTTCAAACAATTCCATATGGTCATGTATTTGACACACTTCAAGATGTTGCTGACTTTTTATTAGGATATGGACATTGGTTAGAGTTACAAGGATTTAAATTTAACAAATACTCTAATGAAATAAAAGAAACGTTAAATTGGACAAATGCAATTAAAGAGTTTTTATTCTGGACAACGCAAGAATGGGCACCAGGGTCAGCAATTACAGTGTCTCCTGGCGCAAACGGATTTGAAATAGATACAAAAAATTCTGTAGTAGGACAATTAAAAAATATTACAGGAGATTATAATATTTTTGATGCAGGTGGTAGAAAAGTTGAAGTTAGAGAATTATCTACAAAAAGAATAGGAACAACATTTGATTTAACTGTAAAATCTGCAGATGTAGGGTTATATAATATTTCATTAAACACTGTTCAAAAAGAACACGTTTTAATATTTGACAATACAACTGTTTTTAATGATATAATTTATGATTCAACTACAGGTTTTAGACAACAAAGATTAAAACTTGTAGGATGGAAAACAGGTGGGTGGAATGGTGATTATTATGCACCTGGATTTATTTTTGATGCGGCCAACGTTATATACTGGTTAAAAAATACTGACTATAAACTTGGAGATACAGTAGAGTACCAAGGAAAGTTTTATGTTGCTAAAGTAAATCATAATTCTGGTATAGGATTTGTAACAAAAAATTGGATTTATAAAATTGAAAAACCAACCCCACAATTAATACCAAACTTTGAATACAAAATTAGTCAATTTAATGATTTTTATAATCTAGAGTCAAATAATTTTGATGAATCACAAGAACAATTAGCACAAAAATTAATTGGGTATCAAAATAGAGATTATCTAGAAAATTTATTTGTAAATGAAGTATCTCAATATAAATTTTATCAAGGATACACACGAGAAAAAGGGACCAAAGATGCAATTGACAAATTAACAAAAGTAAGATACGAAGGGTCTAATATAGATTTAACTTTATACCCCGAGTGGATGATAAGAACAGGTAATTTAGGAAATACAGATGCAATTGAAAATATCCAATTAACGTTAGATGAGAGCAAAGTTAAAACAAATCCACAAAGTATAGAATTAGTAGCAACTTCAAATCAATCTACATCTTATATAAGAAGTCTAGGGATTGTAGAAACTGATTATTATAAAAAACCAGTTGAGTATGCAAGTGCTTCTACTTTTGCAAAATTAGATTATACTAAAGCAGGAGTAGGTAGAGATCTTGCACAAATTTTTAAAACTGCAGGTTATCCACAAGTAAAACAAGTACAACATACTGTTTTTAACCAAAACGATTTATTAAATTTAAATGTAGCAGAATTAAATTTTGAAAAAGGAACGGAATTAATTTGGGTTGCAAATAAATCAAACACTGATTGGGAAGTATATAAATTTACAAACGCAGGTGTTAAAATTGCAACACTTAAACCAATTAACGAAGCCACACAAATGGAAATTACATTTACAGAGTCACACGGTTTATCAGCAGACTCGATTTTATCACAAGCTGACTATTTTGCAATTACAAGTAGCGAAGAAACTACATTAAACAAAGTATTTGTAGTAGCAGAAGTTGTTAATCATAAAACTGTAATTGTAGACCATGATGGTGATAATGCATTTTTACCAACTTTAGAAGATGGCTCTACAGCAGACAGTTACGGAAATTTATATAAGTTTGTAAGTGTAAGAGTTAGTTCTATGGACAATGTTAATGACTTAATAAGTTATGATCAGTTTTTAGAAAAAAATCTTGCAATAGAAGATGAAGGAGATAAAGTTTTTGCAGACGCAGACAGCTCAGGATTGTGGCGTGTGTATGAAAAACAAGATCCATATACACATAAATTAGTGTTATCTCCGGATACTGCAACTATTAATCAAGATTTTGGATATCAAATTGTAGCAAGAAACGACGGAAGGTCTGTTATAGTTTCTGCACCAGGTAAATCTCAAGGTGAGATACATTTCTTATTTCGTACAACAGCTGAAGCAGGTACTACTTTACAAACACAAGCAGTTAGCAGATCAATTGCCGGTGATGATAATACAGGTAAGTTAGGTTATTCATTATCAATGAGTACAGATGAAAACTTTGTTGTAGCAGGTGGTCCTTATACAAATTCACTTGGATCTGATGGAAGTACAAGATTTGCAGATGCTGGTTTAATTAAAATATTTGTATGGGATCCAGCAACTTTCAAATATGGAACATTAACTTCAAGATTACCACCAACTGATGCCGCATCTCAAAATTTTGGATGGGCACATAAAATTTGTGAACCAGGAGCAAATTCAGTAAGAACCACACCAGTAAAATATCTATTTGTTTCAGCACCAGGAATAGATTCAGATAAAGGTAGAGTTTATATGTACGAATGGGGAATAGGTGCAGACGGTTCAACATATTCTACATGGACACAAAATTTAACAATAACATCTGCAGAAGGTGGAGCAGGCCAAAGGTTTGGGCATAGAATTGCCGTAAATGATACTGGAGATATTCTAGCAGTAAGTTCTATAGCACCAGGTAATGCAGGTAAAGTAGAAATTTTTATAAGAACATCACAAGCAAACGACGATAGTGTAGATCATTCATTTACATTGGCACAAACTTTAACAGGTGTCAGTACAGATGGATCATCTTTGAATACAAAATTTGGAGACGCATTAGCTATGAGTAAAGACGGTACTACTCTTATAGTTGGTTCACCAGGGTTTGATGATTCAAGTGCGGCCGATAGTGGTGCTGTTTACTATTACAAATGGAATGCAGACGGTTCTACCAACACTTACACTTTACAACAAACTATAAGTGCACCTGATAAACAGACAAATTGTAGATTTGGTTCTGCAATTGATGTCAACAATGACGCAACCAGAATGGTTATTGGCGCAGAAAACTTGGCCAGTTCTAGAGAAATGAAGTTTGATTTCGGTGAAACAACATTTGATTTACAAGATACTTCAATTAGTGATCTGAATGCAGAATCCGGAGGTGCTTATACTGCCACAATGTATAATACAAAATTTGTAATTGATCAAAGATTACATTCAGCCGAAGTAACTGCGAATGATGATTTTGGCCGTGGTGTGTGTATGATAGACAATACAGTGTTAGTTGGTGCACCAGAGGATGACGGAAATATTGACACATCAGATGGTAGTAGTAAAATATTAAACGACGGAACTGTACACTCTTTTGATTTAACAACAGTAGGAGAATATGCTTGGAAAAATATCGCAACTGAAGACGCCTTACTTGATACAAATAAATTAGGACAAGTTTTTGAATTTAATAAAAAAACTAAACAAATTAAAGATTACTACGACTTATATGATCCTGTTAAAGGTAGGATATTAGGAGTGGCAGATAGAGAAATTAATTTTAAAACAGCATGGGATCCAGCAAAATATAATGTAGGACAAACTGCTATGTCAAAAACTATGTGGAGTGCAAACCACATTGGTGAAGTATGGTGGGATTTATCAACAGTAAAATGGTTATGGTATGAACAAAGTGACCAAGAGTACAAAGCAAATAATTGGGGAAAAACATTTCCAGGGTCATCTATAGATGTGTACGAATGGATGGAATCAACGTTATTGCCAAGCAGGTTTGCTGAAACAGGTGAAGGCACACCACGTTATCCTGATGATTCTCAATATTCTGTTGTGCAAAAATATAATTCACTTTTAGATGTATTCGTAGATGTTTATTACTATTGGGTAAAAGACAAGTCATCAATGCCAACAAATAGTGTAGTAACTAGAAAGAATTCAGTATTTCATACTGCTAATCTAATTAGATCACCGTTAAGTTATGATTTTAAATATTATGCACCTACAGATACAAACAAATTTTTATTGTTTAATGCTTTAGATTTAGAAAATAATGATACTGTATTAAATGTTGATATAAGAACAAATACATTCGACGGTGATTCTCATTCAGTATGGAAATTAGTAAGAGAAGGTGATGCAAGTTATAGACCTGGTACAGGAATAGAACAACGTTGGTGGGATTCTTTAGTAGGTAAAAACACAGCAGGTGATTCAGTGCCAGATTTAGCATTGCCATTAAACGAAAGATATGGAAATAACGTTAGACCAAGACAATCATGGTATGTCGATCGTTATGATGCACTTAAAGAAATTATAGATTACGCAAACTCTGTTCTTATAAAGGAACAAATGGTTGGACAATTTAGTCTTACAAATTTAGACAGTGTTGATCCAGAGCCAACTGCTCAAAGTTTAGAATGGGACGCAACGGTTGATACCTATGCAGAATTAACTTATGTAAACACAGCAGATATATCTGGTACAACGAAATATCTTGTAAAATCAGATGAAACAGCAAACGGATTTTGGGCAATCTACACATGGGATCATTCAGGTACTTGGTCTCGTACAAAAATTCAAACTTATAACACATCTAAGTATTGGGAATATATTGATTGGTATAAGACATCTGGCGACATGATCCATAACGAAAATACTAAAATTGATAAACAAGTCACATACGAATATGAATTAGACAAATTAGATATAGCAGTAGGATCTCACGTTAAAGTTACATCAGCAGACACAGGTGGTTGGAAAATATACATGAAAACAGCGGACGGTTGGGATAATGTAGGAACTGAGAATGGTACAATTAGATTATCAACAAAACTTTATGATTATACGCAAGACGCTACAGGTTTTGCAGGAGCAGACACGTTTGACGATAACTTTTTTGATCAAGAACCAACTGAAGAAACTAGAAAAATATTAACTGCTCTAAAAGAAGATTTGTTTATTAATGAGTTGGCAGTTCAGTACAATACATTATTCTTTACAGGTTTAAGAAAAGTTTTAGCAGAACAAACTTACGTAGATTGGATGTTTAAAACATCGTTTATAAATGCTACAAACTTGGTTAGACAATTAGATCAAAGAAAAACTTATACCACAGGCACAGATGTTTGGGTAGAAAGTTATATAAAAGAAGTAAAACCATTCCACACAAAATTAAGAGAATACAAATTAGGTTATACAAGCACAGAAACAGAAGATGGAATTTTTACAGATTTTGATAATCCAACGTTCTATGATAGTTCAACAGGCAAAACTAGATCATTAAACGTTGTTAGTGATACCGATAAGTTAACTGAATACCCATGGCAAATGTGGAACGATTATTATAAAAAGTATGTTAGTTCAATCACAATAACAGATGCAGGATCTGGATATACAACAGTACCTACAGTAACTATATTAGGTGGTACAACAAGTTCGACTGGCCCATTCCAAATACAAGGCACTAGCAATAAAGGTGCAACTTCTGGAACATACGGTTATTATTATCCATTGTTTACAAGTCAAAAACAGGCAGAAATTTTTGATACACAGAATAACAGTGGTTCAGGTTCGGCAACAGAATACGGTTTTGATGAATATTCAGGTACGTTCTGGATGCCAAACTCAACATCTTTTACTGGAGAAACATTAAAATCTGGATTATACAAAATGTATGACACGCCAGATACACAGGCGGCAACTGCAACTGCTTCTGTAAGTAATGGCTCAGTTTCAAAAATTACTGTTACTAATGTAGGTAGAAACTATACAGCAACACCAACAGTAATTTTATCAGGTGGGTTAGCAAACGGACAAACACCAAGTAATCCAGCAAAAGCATATGCAAATTTGAATAATGATTTAGTTAGAGATTTTGATACAACAATTAAATTTGATAGAATTAAATCAACACATGATGTTATAGATTGGACGGCCAATACTGCGTATGCATATGGACAACTAATAAGATATAGTAATGAGTTGTATAAAGCAACAGACCCATTTACTTCAACTACAAAATTCAAAGATAACAATGGAAAAGTTGTTAAAGTATACGGTGACGAAACAGGATTAACAGCATCAGACAGAACAGCAGGTTTTTATGCTCCAACATCAGGTATGCCAGGCAATGAATTGTCACAAATTATGTCTGGAGTTGATTATGGTGGAACAATGGTTACTGGATTATTATTTTCACAACAAGCAGGTTGGGACGAAGAAAGTTGGTACGACTTTGGATGGGACAATTATGGAAATACAGATGTTGTTACGTTTAGAGGAGATGGATCAACTGTTGCATTTACTTTTAGTACAGCGCCTGACAGCACAAAAGTTTATGAAGTTTATACTACTGTCGATCAAACTAGAACTAAAACTTCAGACAGTTTTAGAGGCGATGGATCTACAACTACATTTACTTTAAGTTCAGCACCAGCAGATGGCACGTTAGTAGAGTTTATTCCTTTTGACAGCGATGGTGTATTAACACCAACAGATGATAGAACTTTAGATTCTATAGTTAAAGGTGGATTATTTGGCAGTGCATTAGGTCATGCTGAAAGCGATATTATAACAGACGGAGACGATTTTGTAAATCCAGAAACTAGTTATGCACCAGAAGAGGCAGTACCAGGACAACTATTTGATACATTAGATATCAAAGTGTACACAGCACCAGAATCGGGTGTGCCGTTTATTACTGAAAAAGTTTATAGAGGTAATGGAGCAGAAACAACATTTTCTTTAGGAGAGTATGCAGGAACATTAGGATCAATTATAGTTTCAGTTAATGGAGGAATTAAAAAACTTACAACAGATTACACAGTTAATGTTGGTGCTAAAACAATTACATTTGTAACAGCACCTGCAAATTTAACAACAATATCAATTAGAACTTTTGCTATATCTGGAGAAGAGTACAGAGTGTTAGATACATTTACAGGCGATGGAACTACTGTAGAGTATACAACAGCATCAAGAGATAACTTTGTTATAGATTCATCAATTGATTCACAAATTTATGTTACTGTAAACGGAGTACCAACAACAGAATTTACATCAACTAGTTTAAACAAAAAAATAGTTGTTACATTTGATACGGCACCAGGAGCAGGCACGTATATTCAAATAGCAGGATTTAATAAAGCACCTAGTACTAGAGCATATGCTTCAATAAGAAATCAAGCAATAACTTATGATGGTTCAACTGCAAGATATACTATGACTTATCCACTAGGAGCAATTGGACCTTATTCAGGATTGACGTTGATAGAAGTAAATGGAAAAATATTGCGTGGACCAGATATCAGTTATTACTTAGGTGATGGTAGCACATATACATATGGAGTTGCTGGAGGCATGGGAGACGATTCAACAATTGATCCGGCAAAAAATATTACAACAGCATCACAGGTAAATGTTTTTGTAAACGGAGCACAAAAATTATTACATACAGATTATACAGTTGATATTGGAAATCAAAATATAGAATTTGTAACAAATGCTGTTCCTACCAGTACAGATGTAATAGCAATTGAAACGTTAGTAGATAATCATTACAAAATAGAAAGTACAGACTTTATTTTAAACGCATCGCAAATTAGCACTGATGGTTATACTTTAAATGCTTCAGACGTTATGAGTGTTACTACATTTAATAATGCTTTAGGTATGAAGTTAAGAAGAGAAGCATTAGAAGGAAGACCATCCGGAGAGTTTTATTTGAGATTCAAACCATTAAATTCGTCATATATGTTTGTATGGTTAAATGGTGAACAATTAATACAATCAGCAGATTTTACAGTAGCAGATACAAAAATAACAGTAGTAGGTAAAACAATAACTTCAGGTGATAGATTAGATGTAATGTATTTTGCATTAGAATCGGCAACTAAAGCAACAGGATTTAGAATTTTTAAAGATATGTTAAACAGAACATTTTACAAACGTATTAGTAAAAATTCTACAACAAAATTAATCGAAGATTTAGTAATTGGTTCAACTACAATTAATGTAGAAGACGGAACTTTATTAGCACAACCTAATAAAACAGCAAATTTACCAGGTGTGATTTTTATAGACAAAGAAAGAATTGAATATTTTACCAAGACAAGTAACACGTTAGGAGAAATAAGACGTGGAACTCTTGGAACAGGAATTAAGGAGCATAGTTCAGGCACGGAAGTGGTAGATGCGTCTGGAACTCAAACTATACCTTATGCAGATACAGTTTACACCAACACCTTTACAGGTGATGGAAGTACGACTGCGTTTGCTCTATCACAAGCACCGACCGACGCTAGTCAATTAGACATATTCATTGGTGGCCAACGATTGTTGTTGACTAGCGAGGACGGTTCTACTATAAATTACTCTGTGGATGGATCTACAACGGCAGTAACTTTAAGTACTGTTCCAGCATCAGGAACACAAATTAAAATATTACATAAGAAAGGACAGGTGTGGTACACAGCACAAGATGGTAATCCAGCAAACGGTAAAGGATTACAAGCAAGTACTACTCAACAGGCTCGTTTCATAGCAGGAGAACCAACAAATGCACCTGAATAAATACACTAGGATGACTGAAGATAATAAGCAAATAGAACAAAAAGAAGAGACTAAAAAGCCTCAAGATCAATCCGGAGTTATGATAGACGGCCATATCAAAATTTGGGATCCTGAATCAGGCGAAGTAATAGTAGATAAAAGAAATGCAATCCATTATGAAAATATGTCTCAAGCATTAGCGAATTCATTAGCAAACAAAACTACAGGATTTGTACATGAAATGGCATTTGGAAACGGTGGAACATCTGTCGATCCAACAGGTATTATAACTTACCTAACACCCAACTCCACAGGTACAAATGCTACATTGTACAATCAAACATATTATAAAGTAATAGATGATAATTCATCTACTAATAAAGACACTTCAAGAAACAAAATGGAAGCAAGACATACAGCAGGTAACAAGTATACTGACATTGTTTGTACTTGTACTTTAGATTACGGAGAGCCAACAGGGCAATCGGCATTTGACAACACAACAAACTTTAATGGCGATTATGTGTTTGATGAATTAGGATTAAAGTCATGGGAAGGAACAGAAAACGGGTCAACAAATAAATTACTAACACACGTTATATTCCATCCAGTACAAAAATCATTAAACAGATTAATACAAATCGACTATACTTTAAGAATACAATCATTAACAACATTTACTGAAACAAGTTCAACAGCATTATCAACATCAAATACAATAAGTGGAACAACTTCAGGAAGTAATACTGGATATTAATAGATGGCATACACAGTAAACAAAACAAATAGTTCAGCGTCACCGAATCAGTACACAGTACAAGATGGTGTTGTCAACACGCAAACTGATTTGAGTTTAATTGGAAAAGGTTATGCAGGATACGGAGAAGTTATTGCAGAAAATTTTTTACAGTTGTTAGAAAATTTTTCAAATACATCAGCACCAACAAAACCTATACTTGGCCAACTATGGTATGATTCTTCAACATCAAAATTAAAAATATATAACGGTACTGCTTTCCAATCTGCTGGTGGTAGTGCACCATATCAAGCAACACAACCTTCAGGTATTGCTCAAGGTGATATGTGGATTGATTCAGATACAAAGCAGTTGTACATTTATGATGGATCAGCATCAGTGCTTGTCGGACCTCCAGCAGGTACAGGTACATCAAATGGTTTTACATACGATACAATATTAGATTCAACTGACGCTTCACGTAGTATTACAAAATGGTACAATAACGGAAATTTAATTGCAATAATTTCAGAAAACGAGTTTACACCAAAAGTTTCTATATCAGGGTTTGCAACAGTTAAAAAAGGTATAACACTTTCAACTGCAATTTCAGATAACAAATTTCAAGGTACAGCCTCAGATTCAGATGCATTAGGTGGAGTAGCGGCGGCAAACTATCTAAGATCAAATGCAAACGATACAACATCAGGAACAATTACAGTTGCAAACGATGGCGGTATAATTGTAGGAACTGACAGTGACTTGTCATTAACTGTTGATTCAGATGGAGCAATTATAAGAAATTCTATACAAGATACAGATATCACTTTTAAAGTGAACGATGGTGGAGCAACTACTACTGCTATGACAATAGACGGAGCAACGTCGAGGGTAGGAGTTGGTACAACAACACCAACAACAAAATTAGATGTGTCAGGAACAGTGAATGCAACTGCTTTTACTGGTCCACTAACAGGAAACGTTACAGGAAACGTAAGTGGAGATGTAACAGGAACAGTCACAGGTTCAGCAAGTTTAAATTTATTATTAACAGGAGGTACTTTAACCGATACACTTAATACTAGAACATTAATTCCAACATTACACAATACATATAACTTAGGATCAACTGGAAGCAGATATGCTAATCTATATGCAACAACACACCATTCAACAGCGGCTGACTTGGCTGAAATTTATGAAACAGACTCAAATTATGATGTAGGTACAGTTGTTATATTTGGTGGAGAAAAAGAAGTTACACAATCAACAATTTCAAATGATACAAGAGTAGCAGGTGTAATAAGTGAAAATCCTGCATATATAATGAACGACGAATCACAAGGTCAAGCAATAGCACTTGTAGGAAAAGTTAAATGTAAAGTACACGGCGTTGTAGCAAAAGGAGATCTTTTAACCACTTGTGGAACACATACAGGATGTGCTCAAAAGGCAATCAGTCCAGTTTTAGGTTCTATAGTAGGAAAAGCAATGGAAAATAAAAATGATGCCGGAGAAAGTGTCATTTTAATAAGTGTAGGGAGACTATAAATATAGGTATAGATTATGGCATATACAATAAACAAAACAGATGGAACAGCAATCGCTACTATCACAGACGGTACTATTGATACATCAACAAGTTTAACACTTTTTGGAAAAAGTTATTCAGGGTTTGGTGAAGCATTAAACGAAGACCTTATAAAACTATTAGAAAATTCATCATCAACATCGGCTCCAACTGCACCTCTAAAAGGTGAGTTATGGTTTGATGCAACTGGTAATTCACTAAAAGTTTATAATGGTTCAGCATTTGAACCAACAGGTGGCGCCTCATCAAGTTCAACAGAACCTGCTAATCCATCAGCAGGTGATATGTGGCTGGATTCGGTAAATGATCAAGTATTTGTATACACAGGAGATTCAAGACCACACCAAGTTAATAATAAATGGGAACTTATTGGTCCAGAATTTACAGCAGGCCAAACACAATCAGGTTGGGTAATTGAAACAATTGGAAGTTCAGGTGGTAACAAAGTTGTTGCATCTATGTATGCGGCCACTACAAGAGTTGCAACTTTATCAAAAGTAACTTTTACACCTAGTCCTGCAGTAACAGGATTTGCTTCAATTAAAGCAGGTATAACACTTAACTCAACATTAGGTGCTGTGTTTGAAGGAACTAACACATCTGCGGCTTTTGTTGATACAACGCCAGGTGTAGCAAACACTTCATCTACAGTAATTGCTGGTACTAATTTTTTAAGAGCAGATATTAATGATGCAACAACTGGTTCTTTGACAATTGACAATGACACAGGTTTAATTTTAGGAGATGAAGGAGAATTAACAGTTTCCGTTTCAAGTAGTCATGTTACTCTTGCACAAACGGCAGAAGATAAAAACTTTACAATTACAACAAACACAGGTGGAACGCCTACAAACAGATTAGCAATCGCAGGTGTTTCAGGTGCAATGGCGATTACTGGTGATGTAACAATCACAGGTAATTTAAATATTTCTGGAGAATATAATTCTTCGGTATCAAATGTATCAACTTATGATGATGCATTTATTAAAGTAAACACAGGTAACGCCGAAGCAGATGCAGGATTGATTGTAGAAACAGGTGATACCGATGATGCAAGATTATTTTATGATATATCTGAAAATTATTTTGCCGCAGGACAAGGTGGAACATACTCTCAAGTAATAAGATTAGCAGATGCAGTATCAGATGGTGATGCTACTAAAGGAAAAGTTTTAAAAACAACCGGTGCAGGAAATGTAAAAGCAACTACTATGACACTAGGTGCAGTAGGCTCAGCAATTTCAACTGGTGACACGTCAAGTACAAATGTTCCAACAATAGGACAGATCGCTACATTTGGAAATAAATGGGGTGGTTCAGAAAAAACTGTTTCAACTTCTCAACCGACAGGCGGTGACGGAAGCGACGGAGACTTTTGGTTTGTAAGGGAGTCGTAATCCCATGGCCATAATCACTAAAACCTTCAATTACTCAGGAACGTTAAGAGTATCTCATATAGAGATACCAGTTGGTACGACTGAATTAGCAGTTTACCTATGGGGTGGTGGTGGTGGCTCTGGTGGAGCAGATGCATCAGGACCAGGTTCTAGCGGTGGAGCAGGCCATTTCGTGTCAAGAACAGGAATAGATATGACATCTTATGCAGGTGTTAAGTATATTGCCATTGCAGTAGGCGGTGGTGGTGGTACTGGCCAGACTGGAGCAGAAGCCGCCGGTGGTGGTAACGGAAAAAGCATAACAGGATATTCAGGAGGAGTAGGTGGCCAATCAGGCCCTGACGATCCTTCTGGGTCAGGAGCAGGTGGCGGTGGAGCCACAGTAGTAACATTATTCGAAAGCGGTCAAGTGCCTAACAATATTGAATTAGCCATTGCTGGAGGCGGTGGTGGTGCTGGAGGTGGTGGAAGATCATCTCGAGGCGGTGAAGGAATTAACGCAAACGATGCCACAAGTAATACACCAGGCACATTAGGAGAAAATGGAGCTCATCACGATGGTCAAGGTGGTGGTGGTGGAGCCGGTGGCGGCGGTGACGACGGCGGTAAAGGCGGCCGAGGAGCCGTAGGTGATGCTGGAGGACACGGCGGAACTGCGGGATCTAGTTTGATACCTGCTGGTGGTGATTCAGTATCAAATGCTGGATCAGGCAGAGAACCACACGCTCAAGGTAACGCACATTATTCTACAGGAGTTGCCATGGGTGGTTTTGAAGGAAACGCCGGTGGTGACGGAAAAGCAGTTTTAGTTTTTAATATACCTGCAGAAGGAAAATTTAAAGTAGGTAGTGAATGGAAGGGTTTATCATCAATACATACAAAGGTATCAGGTTTATGGAAAAAAATGACTGGTGGATATTATAAAGTAGGCGGAGTATGGAAGGCAATATGGGCATCTGAAGTTACATTCATTAATAATGCTTTTTTTGGAGATCAAACAGGAGGCGTAACGTCAGGAGCAACAGGTACAGGAGGTACACCAACTGTCGCTAATATTCCATCCAACGCTCCAAACATTCCAGGAGACGGAGGTGGCGGAAATTTATGTCCACACCCTCTTACAAAAATAGATTACACATCTGCCGATGATGGACATGAAGCATTTGACCCATGGTCTCCTGCTTCAGGAACTTGTTTTGTTGCAGGTACTAAAGTTAAAATGGCAGATGGTACAGAAAAAAATATTGAAGATGTTGTAGTTGGTGATGTAGTAAAAGGACATAATGGAGATAACACAGTTATTAAATTAGATTGGACAACTTTAGGAGATAGAAAGTTATATACATTTAACGATAGTGAACATTATTTCTTTACATCAGAACACCCATTCATGACAGAAGAAGGTTGGAAATCAGTTAAACCAGAAAAAACAAAAGAACGTGATGGTGTTGAACTTTATAATCAATTAAAAGGTGCGTTAGAAGTTGGTGATAAACTTGTAACAGGTAATGGATTATTTGAAATTACAGATATTAAATCAAAAGAAATGAACGATTCTGAAATGCCTTTATATAACTTCCATATTTCAAACGACAAATCATATATTGCTGACAATTATGTTGTACACAACAAAGGTTGTTTCTTAGCAGGAACTTTAGTTACTATGGCAGACGGTAGTACAAAACCTATTGAAGAAATAGAAATAGAAGATACTGTTGCTGTTGGTGGGTTTGTATTTGCAGTAGGTAAATTTTTAATCAATGACTTGCACGATTACAAAGGAATTAAAGTAAGTGGTTCACACATGGTTAAAGAAGATGGAGAGTGGAAATCAGTTAGTGATAGTAAACATGGTAAATTAATTAACCAAGGCAATAATATCGTTTATATTTTTGGTTGTGAGAATAGAAGAATACAGATTAAAGATACTTTATTCACTGATTATTTTGATGGATTTGCTCAAGAAGGACTTAAAGCATTAGGCGAAAAATACTTTGCAGAGTGGAGAGAACACGCCGACGTAACTGAAAAAGAAATAGTAGACATTTCGGATAAATCATAGTACAATTATTGCATGGAACATAGAAACTGGAATTTAGACCAGGATTATCCTATTCTGGTAAAATGGTGGAAAGATTGGCAATTTGGGGTTGTACCTAAAGATTGTTTACCACCTGATGGAATAATAGTAGAAGAAGAAGGGGTACCTATCTGTGCAGGAGGACTGTATATTCAACCAGATAAAACCAAATTTGCTTTTATGGAATGGATAGTAACTGACAAAGCGGGTAATCCAAAACAAACGCACAAGGCACTTAGAATGTGTATAGATGGTATAATAGATATGGCAAAACAAAACGGAATTAAACTTATATACACTACCACTAAAGTAGAAGCACTACAAAAAAGATACGTCAAATTCCATAAATTTATACCTGCAGAGTCGAATGTAAAGACTTTTTTGCTTGATTTAGACGGTGGTTATGCTAAAGATCTTGAGTGGATTCAGGATGAAGAGCAATTCGGAAAGCATAATAAATAAGCATAAGGAGTAAATTTAAATGGCAACAAAACAGGAAGTAGCGGATTTTATTAATGCAATTAATACCTCGGATATTTGGACAGACCAAGAAATTGCATATGTTCAAGCAAAAATCGATCCATTTTTTGCACAATGTTTGATTAAATTAATTGGTGATGTAAGTTGGCTGGTTGAAGTAAGAGACAATATGTCACAATCAGACGCTAACAGAGATATGTTCGAATAAAAGTAAAAGGTATATTAATGGCATACAAGATTAACAATACATTCGGGACCTTATTGGTCACTTTAGCAGATGGTACTATTGATACTATAACAACTGACCTTACACTTATAGGAAAAGGTTATGCTGGTTTTGGTGAAAAATTAAATGAAAACCTTGTAAAATTATTAGAGAATTTTAACAACACCACAGCACCTACAAACAAAATTCAAGGTCAACTTTGGTTCGACCAAACAAATGAACAAGTCAATGTATATGATGGTACAAAATTCAAACCTGTTGGATCTCCTACAAATTCAACAACATCTCCGACTAACGCAGTCCTAGGTGATGAATGGTTTGATACTACAAACAAGCAATATTACATTTATGATGGTTCGGCTTGGACGCTTATTGGACCAACATCAGTAGCAGGATCAGGTGTTACTCAAGCATTTTCAGAAACTGTACAAGATAATACAGGTGTAAACAGAGACATTTTAAAATTAGTTGCCAATGATGCAGTAGTTGGTGTGGTATCCAACTTGGCATTTACACCAAGTTCAACGGAAACTGTTGGAGCGGCATTAATTACAGCAGGGTTTTCTACAGTTGCCCAAGGTATTCAATTATCATCTTCAGTTGCATCAGCAAAATTTAGAGGAACAGCAACAGATTCAGATGCATTAGGTGGAGTAGCGGCGGCAAACTATCTAAGATCAAATGCAAATGACGTAACAACAGGAACAATTACTGTTCAAAACGATGCACCATTAGTTTTAGGTTCAGGTGCAGATGTTACAATGTCACTTTCAAGTGATGATTTTACAATAGCACAAACTACTGTTAATAAAGATATAATTTTTACAGTAAATGATGGTGGAGCAACAACAGAAGCATTAAGAATTAATGGATCAACAGGAAGAATTGATGACCTAAGGGTAGGTAACTTAACAGTAGATGGTACAACAACTACTATAAACACTGCAAACCTATCAGTAGAAGACAACATTATAGAATTAAACAGAAACATATCATCAAACGCAGGTATGCCAAACTTTTCAGGAATTAAAGTAAACAGAGGTGAAAGTTCAGCAGACATAGAGCAAGACTTATATTGGGTTTGGGATGAAACATTTGCAGATGATGGAACAACAATATATGGAAATGCAGGTGGAGCCTGGACAGCATTTAAATCAGGTGGCGGAGATAATGAACTTTCAGCACCAACGTTGGTAGATATTAGATCAAACATAGTACACGCAACATCAACATCGGCACAATATGCTGATTTGGCAGAAAGATATGCTTGTGATGTACCAGTGGAACCTGGTGATGTTGTAATGCTAGGAGGCCATGAAGAAGTTACTAAATGTAATAAAGAATTATGTGAGAGTGTATTTGGAGTAGTTTCAGATACTCCAGCATTTTTAATGAATGCTCAAGCAGGAAACAATGAAACACACCCAATGATAGCATTAAAAGGACGTGTAATGGTTAAAATTAATGGCGAAGGTGATGCCGGAGATCGTATTGTTTCAGCAGGAAATGGTGAGGCTAAAGTGGCCAACTTAGATGAATGCACTGCTTTTAATACACTAGGAAGACTCATCAAGGATAAATATAACAAAGAAACAGCATTAACAGAATGTGTGATAGGAGTTAAATAATATGGCATACGCATCAGGTGATACAATAACAGGCGCTCAATATAACGTTTTTGTAAACAGTTCATCAAGTCCTTTTGGATACAATCATTTTGCAGGTACAGGTACCGCAAACTACGGGTTAGGACAAACCCATATAGCAACAGTAACAGGTGGAGACAATGTTATTACAGCGGCACAATGGAATACTTTAATGACAGGACTTATAAACATTGCCAATCACACAAATGACTCAATAACTGCTAGAACGCAAGTTACAGCAGGTGACTCGGTTGCAATTAAAGCCGCAGTAGAGGCAGACTTGGCAACGTTGGCGGCTTCCGTAAACGGTGGTTGTACAAGTGCAACTGGATTAACAACAGCCGCTTTAAGAACTATTACAACTGGATCAACAGGTTGGGACACTTCAGCAACACACGAACACACAATAACATGGGCAAGTGCTGATACTATGAGACACTATTTTAATGCAGGCGGAAAAATTAGAATTACAACAGCAGTATCAGGATCAGTAACTGGTGACAAAGACACAGTGTTTACAGATCTAGGAACTGGTGTTGGAAACTTAGACATAAATGCTGAAACGTCAACAAGATCAGGATCAAGTGAAACGTTAGCAACAAATGGTTTAGCAAATGGTTTTAGAGACCTAGGTACAGGCTACGCAGTGATATTAAAATTGACTTCAGACAACTCAGGTTACACATCAAACCACGTAACGATCAGTGCCAAATTGAATGCGGCAGTAGGTTCAGCAGTTAATATGGTAATCAAAGTATTTTTTGAAGACGGTGCAAACGATGACACTTATACATCACCTAACACATCAGGCGTACCAGCAGATCCAAACCAAGCACCAGCAACGACTAGTACGGTATCTGAAATATATCCAGATACTTCACAAGGACTTGCGGCGACTATAAGACCAAGTTCAACAGCAGAAACAACAAACAGCGTAGCATAATAATTTTTACCAGGTTGATCAATCACCATAATTATTGTATAATTGTGGTATGAACATTGGCGAACTAAAAAAAGAATCTGACCTTTCTTACGATATTGCTATTGCAAAACGTAATGCTATCGAGAAAGCAAATTCACGACAGATTATTGTACATAACGAACATATCTTTCGTGCAGACCCCCAAACCATCTGTCTAGTTAAAACATTAAAAGAAGCAGAAGACACATTTTTTATACTAGACACAAACAACAATCCAGTTGAAATAAACGATCCACAGGATTTTTTATCAAAACTTATAGAAAGAAATCAAGAAAGCCTTAGTTCATACCATCAGATGTACAAAACATTTGAACGGAAAGGTGACTAGTGACTAAAGGCATATTATTATTTTGTTTTAACACAAAAGACACACAATATCATAAAATATTGGAGAAGTGTGTGTACCTAATACGAAAAAACCTTAAATTAGAAATTACAGTAGTCACAAATTTTGAGACTTATAAAGAATTAAAACCGTTAGGGCTTATTAATTACAAATTTATAGAGCCTGAATTAGGTAACACTAAAATAGGCAAAGAATGGAACAATGTTGATCGACATTTAGCATATGAACTATCTCCTTATGACACTACATTGGTAATGGACATTGATTATTTTTGTTATACTGACAATTTACTTCAGTTTATGAACACAAAATATGATTTTCTTATTCCTACCGAAGCACATGACTTAACACAACGTAATACATTTCATCAAAGGGTATGGTCTATGATACCAATGGTATGGGCAACTATTTTTGTCTTTAAAAAAACAGAAAAAGTACAAAAATTATTTAATACAATCAAATATGTAAAAAAATACTATCATTATTTTAATGAAATGTATAGAATTTTTGCAAAAAACTTTCGTAATGATTATGTTTTTGCTATTGCTTTACAACAATTAAATGGATTTGTTAATTATAATACGTTACCAATACGTTTAGCAACATTGCCATCAGATTGTAAAGTTGTTAAAATGACTGATGCGGTTATTGCCTGGGAATATAACGATCAAATTAATTTTGTTGTTGATCAAGATGTCCATATTTTAAACAAAGAGGTAGCAAATGTCTAAAGGATTCTTATGGTTTGCACAAAACAACGATAAAACTGATTATGTTAAGTTATCTATAAAACTTGCAAAAAGTATTAAAAGGTTTAATAGAGAAAATAAAGTTTGTGTAATTACAGACGAAAAAAGTAAGTTTGAAGATGAAGCAATTGATGTTGTTAAAGTATTAAAACAAGACGATAGTATAGAACACACAACTAAATGGGCAAATGAATGGAAAGCATTTAGTCTAACACCTTTTATACATACAATAAAATTGGAATCTGATATGCTTTGGACAATCAATACTGATTGGTGGTGGTATCATTTATGGCAACATGATATGGTATTCAGTGTAGATTGTAAAAATTACAGAGATGAAACAGTAAAAGATACTGCTTATAGACAAATGTTTATTAAAAATCAGTTACCAAACATTTATAATGGTTTAATGTACTTTAGAAAATCTAAACAAGCACAAAAGTTTTTTCAATTTGCAGAATATATTACTAAAAACTGGCAAAAAGTAAAAACAACAATGTTAATCAACTGCCATGACAAGTATCCTAGTACTGATGTTGTGTTTGCATTGGCGTATCGTATGCTTGATCCTACAAATAAAAAATTAATTGATTATGAATGGTTTAAATTTATACATCACAAACCTGCAATACACAATTTAACTAGAGTAAAAAATCATAATGAATACTTGTATCCTAATAAAACAGGTGATGCAATATACCTAGGAGAAAGACGTATATCTCGAGTATGGCATTACGTTGATAAGGAGTTAAATGTCAGAATTTCTTAAAGCATTAGAGTCTTTGCCACCAATTAAACCCAAAGTACATACAGTTTGTATTAGCGGACAAAATGTTGTTGTAACTTTAGAAAAGAAATTAGAAGTTCAAAGACACAGTGAGGACGCATATCATTGGATATCTCCTACTGAATTTGCACTAAGGCCACCCCCTAAACCAAAGACTCAATACTCAGTACTAAAAAAAACAAAAAAAGGTTACAGTTTTGAACAAGGTGATATACATTGGCCTAATAATATTGTAAAAGGAGGCGAAACATGGCTCTTAGAAAAAGAGTAAGTGACTTAGATTTTGTTTATATCAGTTATAAAGAACCTAATAAGGAAAAGAATTGGGCAGATTTAAAAAATAAAGTACCATGGGCAAAACGTGTTGATGGTGTAAAAGGGTTTGATTCAGCACACAAAGCCGCGGCAGAAAAAGCAGAAACAGATTTCTTTATAAGTGTAGACGGTGATAATATCATTGATGAACGTTTTTTATTAGAAACATTAGATTGGACAAAAACAAATCCTAAAGCAGTACATCGTTGGCGAGCAAGAAATAATGTAAATGGGTTAGTTTATGGCAATGGTGGGTTAGTAGGATGGCCAAAAGAAACGTGTTTACAAATGAAAACTCATGAAAATGCAGTTGATGAAAAAGCACAAATAGATTTTTGTTGGACAGTACCACATGAAAATTTACACAACTGTTATTCAATTACTGTTATTAATGAAACATCACAGCAGGCATTTATAGCAGGTTATAGAGAAGGTGTAAAAATGAGTACTGAAAAAGGTAAACCAATTCCCGCAAAAGATTTTAAAACAATCTGGAGAAACAATTTAAACATTCTCAGTACATGGTGTTCTATAGGTGCAGATGTTGAGTATGGCAAGTATGCTATGCTAGGAGCAAGAATGGGTTGTTTTTATACTGTAATTGAAGACAACGATATTTTTAAGATTAGAGACTTAGATGATATGCAAAAATATTTTGATGAAACAACAATAGAAAATATAGACCACGAATTAAAAATGTTTGGTAATAGTTTAAGACAACAAATTGACATTCCTATTGCAGACTTTGGTGTAGACGAAAGTAGGTTTTATAGATTTGTAATGCCAAAACAAATTAATAGAGGAGTACAAGATCGTGAGTACTAGTAATTACAAGTCAGATGCTAACACGGCAAAAAAGAAACTTGAAGAAGTTTCTCCTACGTTTTGTTTGGCTAAATGGAATCAAGTTTCATTACATTTATCAACTGGATTAACAAACAGTTGTTATCATCCACCACTGCACAAAATAGATGCAACACAATTAGAAAGTAATCCTGCGGCACTGCATAATACCGCAGAAAAATTAAATCAAAGACAACAAATGCTTAAAGGAGAACGACCAGAAGGTTGTTCATATTGTTGGAAAATGGAAGATGCTGGCGAAATGTCCGATAGACATTATCGTTCAGGAGAACCATGGGCCATGCAAGACTTTGAAGCAATTAAACAGAATCCAATGACCACAAGTTGGACCCCTAGGTATGTGGAAGTTAATTTTAACCATGCTTGTAATTTTAAGTGTAGTTACTGTTCGCCACAGTTTTCCACTACCTGGGGTAAAGAAATAGAGCGTTATGGGGAGTTCCCCACAACACCTCCTCATAATGCTCCAGAACATTTCATGGGTAGAAGACGTCCAATTCCTAACAGAGAAGATAATCCATACGTAGATGCTTTTTGGAAGTGGTGGCCTACACTGTATAAAAATTTAAAACATTTTAGAATGACTGGCGGAGAACCTATGATGGATCATAATACGTATAAGGTATTCCAATATATTATAGATCATCCTAAAGATGATTTACACTTAGATATTACAAGCAATTTTTGTCCATCTGATCCTAAACTTAAAACAAAATACTTTAATATGTTACAAAAAATATGTTTAGAAGAGAAAGTAGAACACGTGATGCAGTTTGTTAGTGTAGATGCATATGGCAAAAAAGCAGAGTATATACGTAACGGATTAGATTTTAATTATATGCTGGATAATGTAGACGAATACTTAGAACGTATTCCAGCACGTAATTCTGTTACATTTATTATCACTTATAACAATTTAAGTGTAACAAGTTTAGAAGATTTATTAAGAGATATTAAACTATTAAGAGAAAAACATTCTCATACGTATCAAAGAGTGTGGTTTGATATACCACTGTTAAGACAACCAGCATGGCAACAAATAACTTTATTGCCTGAATCATATCAAGAAATACACAAAGCAAATATAAAGTATATGCAAGATTATTCTGGAGCGGAAGAAGGATTTGACGGATTCAAAGATTTTGAGATTCAAAAAATGCTACGCAATTTAGCAGTATGGAAAAGCGAAAAAGCAGATTTAACGCAACATAAAAGAAACTTTTACGCATTTTTTACGGAACACGATCGTAGGAGGGGAACAAATTTTTTAAATATATTTCCTGAAATGGAAGAATTTTGGGTGGAGTGTAAGAATGCATAACAAAACAGTTGCTCACGGATGTAGTTTTACAAAATACAAATGGTGTTGTTGGCCTAAATTTGTACCTTGGTTTAATGGCGGTATTTCGATGTTGAATAAAGGTAGATCTGCTAGTGGAAATGAAACTATTTCACGTGCTGTAATTAACAGTGCAATGAAATACAAACAGATAGACCATATGTACATCATGTGGTCAGCAGTAGATAGATATGAAGTGGTTACTTTAGATAAAGGAGTAGATCATTTAGATGGTAGAATAACCTATAGAGTATGGGATAATGACTTCAAATGGAGTACCTGGTTTGGTGGGCATAGATCAGAGGATAAGCATGAATATTATAGAAAACATTTCTGGAATGAACAACATCAGTATTATAGGACATTGGAAAACATACACAGAACACAGATGTTTTTAGATAAGGAAAAGATACCTTATACAATGATGCTGTTTAAACAAGATGTGTTACGTGAAACTTTTTATAGTGAAAGCGAACGTGCATTATACAATCAAATAGATTGGAGCAAGTTTTTATTTTATAAAGAAAAAGGTGGACTATGGGAGTTTGCAGAGGAAAATTACAAAAAATATTATATTCCTAGTGAATCACATCCACCACCGATTGCACATTATCATTGGGTAAAAGATATCATGTTTAAAAGTGATGTATTTTGTCCAGAAGAGGAATATGAGAAATTAAAAAAATGGAAGATTTAGAATTTAAAAGGAAAAAGTTAGATACAAAGTCTGCAAGTTTTTGTGGTGCTAAATGGTATAATGCAACTATATGGTTAGGTAGTGGTATGACTACAAGTTGTCACCACCCACTTCCACATAAAATTGATTTAGAAGAAATAAAAACAAACCCTTCTGCAATACACAATACAAAACAAAAGAAAGAGCAACGAAGACAAATGCAGTGTGGAGAAAGACCTGTAGGTTGTGAGTATTGTTGGAAAATTGAAGATATAGGACGAGATGCAATATCAGATAGAGTATATAAATCAAAAATATATTCTGATACTGCATTAGAGGAAGCATTTAAATCTACAATACAAACAGACTGGAATTTAAAAACATTAGAAATTGCATTTGATAGAACTTGTAACTTTGCTTGTTCATATTGTAATCCTGCATTTAGTACAACGTGGGCAAATGATAT